ATCCAACAGCAGGATTTAGCTTAGTCACATATGCTGGTAGTTCTTCAGGTGCTAAAACAGTTGCACATGGTTTGTCACAAATACCTGAAATGATATGGATCAAAAATAGAACTGATAATAGTAGAAATTGGTTTGTTTATCATTTGACTGCTTCTCAAGCTGGTATAATTCCATACGCTAGTAGTGCAGCTTATTATCTTAATTTAAATAGTAGTGCAGCTCGAGGTAGTGGTGATGTGTTTAATAATACTGTACCAACTAATAAAGTTTTTCATATACAAGATGCTGGTTCTTTAAATACAAATGGTAGTGGAAAAAGTTTTACTGCATACTGCTGGCATAGTGTTCATGGCTATTCGCAAATTGGACATTACACAGGAAATGGAAATGCAAATGGTACATATGTCTACACCGGGTTCAAGCCGGCATTTTTACTAGTTAAATGTATGAGTCCTAGTGGAAGAAATTGGATGATTTGGGATAATACAAGAAGTAAATTTAACCCATGTGATAATGTTCTTTATCCAGATCTAACCCAAGCTGAAACAGCATCTGGAAACGATATGGATTTTTATGCAAATGGATTTAAAGCCAGAGGAACTAATTCAAATTATAATGAAAGTAGTCGCTACTATACTTACATGGCCTTTGCAGAACACCCCTTGGAAGGTAATGGAACAAACCCAGCAACTGCGAGATAATAATTAAGATTAACGTAAAACTTTTATAAATAAATAACATAAGGAGATAAAAATAATGTGGGCATTAGTTAAAGCAAGTCAAGTAATAGAGATTATTAACAGTCCAAAAGCTATGACTATTAACGGAGTTCAGTATCCATCATCTATCTTTAGAGTATGGTCTGCTTCACAATTAAAAGCAATAGGATTATATTCTTATTCACTAACTGGAATGAAGGATACATTTTATTACAATACAGGTTCAATAACTCATAAAGTTGATGACAGTGCAGGTACAGTTGTAGGTACTTATGCTACATCAGCAAAAGCTATGTCAGGTTTAAAAGAGGCTTGGGTTGAAAAAATTAAAAGTACAGCTGGTTCACTTATCTCTAAATATGATTGGATGACACTAAGATTTGCTCAGTCAGGAACAGCTATTCCAAAGAATGTTAATACTTATATGAATTCAATTAGAGCTAATTCTGGTATCATGGAAACTAAAGTAAATGCTGCATCTGATGTTGATGCTCTTATTGCATTAGACACTAGTACGTATCATGCTAATGGTGTTGTTAATGTTGTTGCAGATCTACAAAACTGGCCAGAAGATCCAAACAGTCCAAACGAATAATAAGTATAAATAGTATCAACAGGAGATACTATGGCCGTTCCAAATTCTAGAAACACATTCAAAGAGTATTGTTTAAGATCATTGGGTAAACCAGTTGTTGACGTTAATGTTGATGATGCCCAAGTTGAAGACAGAATTGATGATGCTTTAGCATATTACAGAGATTACCATTTTGATGGTACAGAAAGAATTATCAAACCAATTGAAGTTACTCAAACAATTAAAGATAACAAGCAGATAGATTTAAGTAATGAAGATCCAGAAATAATTGGTGTTACGAGATTATTTGACATTGGTGATAGTACTCAATCAAGTAATTTATTTAACATTAGATATCAAATACATTTAAATGATTTATTTGATTTTACATCTACAACTTATCTTCCATATGTTACAGCAATGAGGCATGTAGAAAATTTAGAAGAGATATTTGTAGGTAGTCAACCAATAAGATTTAATAGACATAAGAATATTGTTAATGTAGACATAGCTAAAGAAGATTTAGTAGTAGGAGAGTTTGTGTTAATGGATGCTTATGCAGTAATTAATCCAGACACATATACTGATATGTGGAATGACTGGTGGTTAAGAAGATACGCTACTTGTCTAATTAAAAGACAATGGGGAGAAAACTTAAAGAAGTTTGAAGGAATGCAGATGCCTGGTGGTTTGACTTTTAATGGTCAAAAGATTTGGGAAGAAGCTACTGAAGAACAAAGAAGATTAGAAGAAGAAGTTATATCAAGCTATTCACTTCCAGTAATGGATATGGAGGGATAGTGTGGCGACTAATGTATATTTCAACAACTTCGCATATGCAAGAGAACAAGATCTAGTAGAAGATCTTACAATAGAATCAATTAAAATCTATGGTCATAACGTAAAGTATATGCCAAAGAGTATCCAAGAGATAGATCATCTTTTTGGAGAAGATAAACTTCTTAAATACGAAACTGCTGCAGATGTTGAAATGTATGTAAAAAATGTAGAAGGTTTTGAAGGTGAAGGTGACTTTATGAGTAAGTTTGGTTTACAAATTAATGACCAGCTTACATTAACAGTTGCAAGAAAAAGATTTGATCAAATTAAAACTGAAAAGCTAACTACAGAAGTAGGTTATAACTACTTACAAGAATCAGCTAATACAGATGCTCCATCAAGACAGTTTCTATCTAACACAGCAGCAAGTAATACAGAATCAATTATACTAGAAACAGGAACACCTGGAGTTAATAATTATCAGATATCTAGTGAAAGACCTCAAGAAGGAGATCTAATATTCTTTCCATTAGTAAATAAATTATTTGAAATAAAGTTTGTAGAACATGAGCAAATATTCTATCAAACTGGTAGATTACAAACTTATGATCTTAGATGTGAATTATTCAAATACAGTAGTGAAAGAATTAGAACTGGTAATACAGAAATAGATAGTATAGAAACAAAACAAAGTCTTAGTACTCTTGCTTATCAATTTAAACTTGAAGATGATACTATGTTATTAGAAGAAGATGGTGGTAGTTTACTTCAAGAGTTTACAGTTGAAACAACTGATACATCAGCTAACAATTCATTCTTTGAATTTGAAGGTGATAGTGTTATTGACTTTAGTGAGAGTAATCCATTCTCGGAAGTAGATAGGTATTAATGTTTGGACATCAATATTATAATCAAGTAATAAGAAGATATGTTGTAATGTTTGGTACATTATTCAATGATATAATTGTACAAAGATTTAACAAAGCAGGTCAAAGAATACAAGCTCTTAAAGTTCCAATAGCTTATGGACCTAAAGAAAAGTTCTTAGTCAGAATAACTCAAGATCCAGAACTTACAAATCAGTCTCAAGTTAGTTTACCTAGAATGGGATTCGAAATGACAGGTATGCAATATATGCCTGAAAGAAAATTAAGTAGTACTCAACGAAGAGTAAACACTGTTGGTACTTCTGGTTCTAATAATAGTATTAAAACAGTATACACTCCAGTACCTTATGACTTCAATTTTAGTCTTAGTGTATTTGTTAAAAATGCTGATGATGGTGTACAAATATTAGAACAAATACTACCATTCTTTACACCCGAATGGACAACTACACTTAAAATAATTCCAGAGATGAATATAAAGCATGATGTACCAACTGTACTACAAAGTGTTACAACAGAAGATGCTTATGATGGAGACTTTGAAACAAGAAGAAGTTTAATTTATAATCTAGATTTTTTAGTAAAAGGATACATTTATGGTCCAATCAAAAAATCTGGTATTATTAAAAGAACAATGGTTGACTTTATCAACAGTGCTAATACAGAATTACAGCAAGGTAATAGAATTGAAAAGATTACTATAACTCCTGGATTAGATGCTAATGGTAACCCAACTGCTAATAGTGCACAAAGTATTAGTATTGATAATATAAGTGCTAATGATAATTATGGTTTTGCAATTGATTATGAGACCGATCTTGATGGAGAAGAATAATGACTCAGTTTGAAAAGAATATGGAAGGCATATTCAATCTACCTGAAACAAAAAAAGAAACAGAAGTTACTGTCGCTAAAAAAGTTGAAGAAACTAAAGAAGATAGTGAAGCAGATATAGATTACAAATATGCTAGAGAAAACTTATATACTATTATAGAAAAAGGACAAGAGTCATTGAATACTTTAGTAGATGTTGCACAACAATCACAACATCCTAGAGCATTTGAAGTTGTCAGTCAACTAGTTAAAACATTAAGTGATACAAATAAAGATTTATTAGAATTACAAAAAAAAATAAAAGTTATTAACAAAGATATAACAGAAGGACCAAAAACAGTTAACAACTCGCTGTATGTAGGTAATACAGCTGATCTACAGAAATTTATTAATAAAAGAAAAGATAGTGAATAGCGAAAATTACTTAGGTAATCCTAATCTAAAAAGAGGCAATGTTAACATTGAATATTCTCCTGAACAGATAGAGGAGTATATTAAATGTGCAAAAGATCCAGTTTACTTTATAGAAAAATATATACAAATTGTAAATGTTGATAAAGGTTTAGTACCTTTTAAAATGTATGACTTTCAAACTAAGATGGTCAATACTTTTAATAGAGATAGATTTGTAGTAAATAAACTTCCTAGACAGTCTGGTAAATCAACTACTGTAACAGCTTATATGTTATGGTTAGTTCTATTTACAGATAATCAAAGTATAGCTATATTAGCTAACAAAGGTTCATTGGCTAGAGACTTATTAGGTAAGATCCAACTAGCTTATGAACATTTACCAAAATGGTTGCAACAAGGTATTATAGTATGGAATAAGGGTAACATAGAATTAGAGAATGGATCCAAAATTGTAGCTAGTGCAACAAGTAGTAGTGCAATAAGAGGTGGATC